CTGAAACAACTGAACTGTATAGTGATAATATATATGAAAATATAGTTTCTGCAAGATGGAGAAATAAATATTTTAGAAATTTTTACAATTCTTCTTCCCTTGTAGTTCCTGCATTTATGAATGATAATATTACCTATACATTATTTAATAATAGCACTACTGAACTTAAGACTATAGATCAAGAGTTATACGGAGCTAATTTTATAGATCCCTCTAAAACCACAGAATGATATAAAATCGCAGGTAATGATATATTTGCCAAAAATGTATTTTTCTCAATTGATGGTAATGAGGAATCTTTAGAGGATATCTCTCAATCCCTAGTATTCTTTAACGGTAATGTTCCTTTAACTGATGTAAAAGGAAATGAAGTAACATATTGAATTACAGATGATCTTACAGAAATGAACATATTAAATGATCAGGAAATGTGTTATATATCTACTAAAAGTGAGAAAGATATTAGTGGGAATAAAATTGCTATAAAGAGAACTGTATTACCTCAATTTACAAGGTATACCGTTTCGTCCTCTAATGTTACTGCTTCTTGAGATTTTGGATTACCACAAGAGATTTATATTGATGATATAACTTATAATATCGGAAGTACTATTTATAGTAGATTCTGAAGTGAATTTTATAATGATCAATTTGATGTTAATACTAAGAAAGTTACTTGTTTTGTAAGATTGGATGATTTAGATGTTAAGTATGATTTACTTAGACAGTTCTATTATTTTGAAGATTCTTACTGGATACTTAATAAGATTGATGCTTATGATATTAATTCAGATTCTACAGTTAGATGTGAATTTATTAAAGTTCAAGATATTAATAGTTATTTAGCTGGAGTTCAAAATCTAGGTGAATATATATCATTTGATGATTCAGATCCAGTTGTAGATTATAAAGCTGGGACTAAAAAGATTACAGTTACTTCTAATATTCCTTGAGAATTAGGATGATATAGTCCAAATGAAATTGTAAGCATTACACCTGAATCTGGGCAACCTGGAGAAACAGAATTAACAGTTACTTATAATGAGAATACTACATATAATCAAAGGAGTTTCTACTTTAGTCTTTATAAACAAGGAGGCGTAGATGGTCCTAAATGTATGTTTACTCAAACTCCAGACCCAAATAAAGCTGTTCTTATTACAGGCAAATTAGAAACTCCAAGTGGCACTATACCAACTGGGGTAAATCAGATACTTACAGAAAACGATAACTTCTTGAATGTGGCTTATATGCAGGATAATGGAAATTATAGAATATATGCTCAAAAAGGTGTTCAGTTTAAATTTGAAGTGACTGATGGACCTACAGGAACAGTTAAATATACAGAGAATTTAACACTAACAGAAGATACTGTTAAAAATATTACAATCTAATGGCACAAACAGAAATTAAAAAGGTTATTAGTATTGATACTAAATCAAGTAATAAATCAATAAACTCTTTAAAGAAAGATATTGACGCATTATCTAGTTCTCTGAATGATTTAGAGATTGGTACTAAGGAATATAATGAAACTCTTGCATTACTAGGTAAAAGACAATCAGAGTTCAATAAAATTAATGAGCAGATAGCAAGATCTTCAAGAACTACTGCTCAAAGGTTTGAAAGTGTAGCTAAAATATCCACTGGTTTGGCCAGTGGATATGGAGCTGCAACTGCTGCTATTACTTTATTTGGGAAAGAATCAGAAGATTTAAATAAAGTAATGGTTAAGTTACAGTCATCTATTGCATTAGTACAAGGTATTGGAGGTATAAAAGATTTATTAGAAGAATTGCCTACTTTAGGTAATTGGTTTAAGAAATTAACTGATTTTATCTCTCCATTTAATACAGGGTTGAATAATGCTGCCAAAAATCTTAATCAGATTGATGCATCTAAGCTTAATGGCATTGGCACATCTGTTGGTAATGTTGGAACTGAATTAGGTAATATCTCTAAAGTAGTCAAGGATTTAGAAGGCACCAATATTAATTTTAAAGGAGGTATGATTCAAGGAGTAATGGGCACTCCTGCTGAAATATCTGCTACTAATAAGAGTGTATCTAATACGATTCCGATTATAGGTAAATTAGGAGAAACTGCAAAAAAGTCCTTTGAAGAAGTAAAACCTACAGTTACTACAGTTGCTGAATTTTTAAAGGAAGCAGCAAAAGAGACTGGAACTCCAGCAGAGAGAATGCAGAAAGCTGCTAAACGTTTAGGTGTAGATCTTGCTGAATTAAAGGAAAATGTAGAAAAAGGCATTCCAACTTTGCGAAAAGGGGCAGAGGCTCAGAAAGCAATGGCTGAAGCTTCAGAACAAGCTGCTTCTGGAGTAGGTAAAGTTAAAACTGCACTTAAAACTATTGGTAATGTAACTGTATGAATTGCATTAGCTACAGCTATTGGAGTAGCTATTAATAAGATAATAGAGTATATATCCTCAATAAAATCAGCTGAAAAGGAGGCTGCTGAATTTAGAAAGTCTATTACAGATACTACTAATCAGATTGCTTCTAAATCTATAGCTATCTTTAGAGAGTTACAAATAGCTTACGAAAGGGTTGGAGATTCTGCAGATGCTAAGCGTAAGTTTATAGAGCAATATTCCGATAAGATTAAAGAGACTGGTTTAAATATTACTAATGTAAAGACTGCAGAAGATGCGTTTGTAAATAATACTGGTAATTATGTAGAAGCATTAACTGCAAGAGCAAAAGCTCAGGCTATTGAACAGGCTGCAATTAAGCTTTATGAGGAGTATTTAAATAAACGTACTGAACTGGAGAATCAAATTTCTGATACAAGCTTTGGAGAGGCATCTGCTTGGCAGGCTTTTAAAGCTACAGCAATGTTCTGAAAAGATTATTCAAATACAATTTATGAGTATACAAAGCAAAATAAAGAGAATACTTATAAACAGTTGGATGATTTAAATAAAGACATTGAGAAAAGGATTAAAAAGCTATTTGAGGATGTAGCAGATACTAATAAAAAGTATGGTGGGTTCTTTAATATTCCAACTATTACAAAGAACACTACTGAAGCTAAGAAGGTAATAAATGAATTTGATGAATGGCTTCAAAAGAGATTAGAGGATAAAGACCCAGTAGATGAACTTGAAGATGAATATATTAGACTATTAGCACTAGCTATTAAAAATAATAGAAGTATTGAAGAAGTTGAGGCTTGGCATCAAGAAGAGCTGAAGAAAATTAGAGATAAAGCTAGAGAAGATGAAGAAAATGCAAGAAAAAGTGCTGCGGATAAAGCTTGAGATGATCTGCAGACTGAGTTAAAAAGAATGCGCGAGGCAAGGTATGATATAAAAGATCCATCTTTAGAAATTCCTAAAACTCAATATACACAAGGATTTGCCAAAATATTTGGATTAAGTGGTGAGTTCTCTTATTCAAGCAAAAAAGACATAGAGGGATATAAAGATCGTTTATTAGGAACAGATACTGAAGAAGGTTCTATAGATAAATATAATAATCAAATAAAAACAAGATTGGAGGAGCAGAAGTCTTTTCTATTAAAACAATTAGAAAATGAGACTTTAACAGCTGATCAGAGAAAACTTATTAAACTAGAATTAGATTCTATTGATGAGCAATTAACTGAAAATGAAATAGACAGAGAAAATAAGAAAAACAAAGTTAGAGAAAATGTTAATAAGCAATATCAAGAATCTATAAAAGCTCGCCTTGATCTAGCATCAAAGGTTGCAGGAAGTATGGCAACTATATGAGGAGAGGAAAGTAAAGTAGGTAAAGGATTCGCAACAGCTCAAGCTTTAATTGATACATATAGTGCAGCTAACAGTGCTTATTCTGCAATGGCTGGTATTCCAGTTGTAGGTCCAGCTTTAGGTGCTGCCGCCGCTGCTGCAGCAATTGCAGCTGGTATAGCTAATGTTAAAAAGATTTGAGAAGTAGATGAAACTAGTGGAGCATCTGCATCTTCTGCTTCTGCATCTGTTGCAGCACCTGCTGCTTTAAACACTACTCCTGTAGAATACACTCGAAACTTACTTGGTGATAAAGAGACTGATTTATTAAATGAACCTGTTAAATGCTATGTAGTTGAGAGTGATATTACTAATGCTCAAACTAAAGTTGCAGTTACAGAATCAAATGCAAGTTTCTAAAGTGAGTAAAATTTCTGACACACTACTATGTAAGTTGCTGATTATCAGTGCTTATATAGTAGTGCTATGTCAAAATTTATTTATCTTAGATACAAATTTGAGTAAAAAACTTGACATTTGATAGTATATAAATATATAAAAATAAAAGATTGTAACAATATTACATTTTTAAAATAGCTTATATATTAATAAAAAATGGAAAAAATGTATAATGATCTTCCATTATATCAAGCAATTATTGCTGATGATTGTGATGGAATAGAGTTCGTAGCATTGACCAGTAAACCTGCAACCCAAGTTAATTGGCTTGCTTTTGGGGAATCTCAGAAGTTCTCGATGGATGAAGAAAAACATATAGTTACTTCTTGTTTAATGGTATGTGATATACCTATATTTAGACGGGATAGTAAAAACGGAGAATATTATATTCAATATGATAAAGAAACTCTCCGTTTAATGGCTGAAAAAATGATGTATGATAAGAGAACTACTGATGTAAATATTGAACATTTGGAAGATTCAGTAATTCCTGGAATAATTCTTCAAGAACTATATGTTAAAGATATAGATAGAGGAATTAATCCAGTTGAATTTGCTGATTGTCCAGATGGTTCATTATTTGCTACTTATAAAGTAAATAATCCTGTTATATGGGATGCAATTAAAGCTGGAAAGTTTAAAGGGTTATCTATTGAGGGATTGTTTACTTTAGAAAGACAATCTGATGAATATGAGGAACTTAAAGAGATTCAAAAAATGTTGAGAAAAATAAAAAGAGTTAAACATTAATTAATTATGAGTAAATTCACAAAAATTAAACTTGAGTTAGCTAAGATGCTTGCAAAGTTCAGTGATGTTAAAACTGACAAGGCTGTGCTTACTTGGGATTCGGATGAGGATCTGAAAGAAGGTATGGATGTTTATGTAGCTGATGAAAATGGCGAATATGCACCTGCTGCTGATGGTGAGTATGTTACCGAAGATGGCAAAACTATTGTTGTTAAAGACGGTAAAGTAGAGTCCATTACTGATCCTAAAGCTGAAGTTGATCCAGATGAGGGTATGAGAACTGTTGAGGTTGATGCTGCTTGTGGAACTAAGAGAGTAAAAGCTGAGGAAGTTGCTGATCCTGCTGTTGAAACAGACGGTGTTAAAGAAACTGAGACTGATGCAATCGACGCTATTCATCGCGAAATTAATGAGCTCTATGATATTGTAGATAAGCTTGTTAAGAAAGTAGCAGAACTTGAAGGAAAGTCAGAAGCTACTGAAAAGACTGTAGAAAAAATGAGTAAGATGAGTGCTGCTTTTTCAGCAGAGGAAACACTCGAAAATAAAACAACTGCTCCTATAAGTGGAATAGCAGAAATAGATAGAAAGCTTAAAAACTTTATTGGTTAATTTATAAAATTTTAAATAATTATGGCAAATAGTCCTGTAATGACAACTCTTCCTGCTTATGTGGAGCAAAGACGTCTCCCTCTTATTAAGGAAGCGGTTTTAAAAGCTAAGAGTGCAAGTTTGTTTAATCTTCAGACAGATATTAAAACTGATGCTGCTCTTAACCTGTTATCTACCGATGTTCAGTTCGGTGATGGTCTTACTTGTGGTTGGGATGAGGCTGGAACTCAGACTCTTTCTCAGAGAATTCTTAAGACTGGTAATATTAAGATTAATATGGCATATTGCGATAAGGCTATGCTGAAATACTGGACTCAGTATGCAGTTAAGGTAGCCGCTGGTCAGAAGACTCTTCCTTTTGAAGAGGATTTCGTAAATGCTGTTGTAGAGAACGTAAAAGAGGCTATTGAGGTAGCTATCTGGCAGGGTGATACGGCTTCAGAAACTAATAACTTGAAGTATTTTGATGGTCTGCTTAAGATTCTTGCTGCTGATAATGGTACTGTAGATGTAGAAATTGCTGGAGAATCTGCCTATACTGATATTATGGCAGTTTATAATGCAATTCCTGAGAAGGTTCTTGATGGTGCTTCGATTCTTGTTGGTGCCGATATGTTCCGTAAGTTCGTAAATGAACTTGTTGAGAAGAACTATTTCCACTATAGCGGAGAGAGCCTTAATGGTGAGATTTATCTTCCTGGTTCACAGGTTAAGGTTATTGCTGTTAATGGTCTTAATGGAACTGATAAGATTGTTGCTGGTCAGTTAGACAAGAACTTCTTCTATGGTGTAGATATGATGAACGATGAAGAGAAATTCGAATTGTGGTATTCACAGGATTTCCGCGAGTTCAGATTAGCTATTGAATTTAACGCTGGTGTACAAGTTGCTTTCCCTGACGAAGTAGTATTAGGCGCCAAGGCTTAATTTCAATAGATTTTATTAACTTCTAAATGATATTGAAATTATGGCTTGTTTAATAACTATCGCAGGAATCACACTTGATTGCCAACCTTCATTGGGTGGAATCAAACAGGTATGGATTACCCAGTATGCAGATGTTAAAAGTGTAACGGTTGATCCTGAGAGCAATATGATTTCAGCTATTACTCTTGAGTCTTCAGCTAAATGGTATAACTACCAATTTAGAAAGGCTACTGGTTCTCTAACCTCAACTTTAAATGTAGATGAAAGTGCTGGTGTTAATTATGTAAGTAATGAGCTTGCTCTTGTATTTACAAAGATGGAAACAGCAAAACGAGTAGAGATTGCAGCTTTATCAATTGGTCAGCTTGCAGTTGTTGTTGAAGATAGCAATGGTAAGTATTGGTTCTTAGGTAAAGATGATTATGTAAGCGCTTCCGCTGGTACGGGTGTTACTGGTACTGCTAAAGGTGATCAGAATGCTTATACTCTGACACTTTCAACAGATTCAGATTCTTATCCTTATGAGTTATCTGCAGAAGCTATCCAAAGCGTTGTAGGTGCTTAATAACAGAAAGAGGGGCGAGTATTAATTTACTTGCCCCTTATTTTGTTTATATACCACATAATGAATAATTTATATTTTATAGAAAAATAATATGGCAATAGTATTCACATCAGAACCAGTAGCTAAAAATACTACAACTAAAAATTTAGATTTAATTAAAGCTGCTGAATGTAAGTTACAAGAAAAATCAGTAGAATATACTCAAAATGCAGAGTTTGAAGTACTGCCAGATGAGGGATATGATGGAATGTCTAAGGTAAATGTATCTGTTGATGTAGTAGTTCCTACAGTTCAAGCTTCCAAAGCAATTACAATTACTCAGAATGGACCAATAGAGATTCTTCCTGACTCTGATTATGATGTTATGGAGAAAGTTGAAGCTACTATTAATGTGCCAACTTCTTCAACTTATGATATTACGCAAGCTGTAGTTAATTTATATAGGTTTACGGGAACATCTGTTCCTGCAAATGTTGTAGGTTGAGAAAATTTAGTTGATGGAAGATATAAATGTCAAAGATCAAACATTAAGGAGTTCACTATGCAATTGCCTAAATTAGAAGATGGCAGATATATGTTTACAGAATGTGCTGATTTAACATCATTCACTATTCCAATGCCTGAATTAACAGATGGGTCTAATATGTTTAGCAGAGGTGCCTTACCTGGATATAATAGCCTGAAAACACTTAATTTAGATGCTCCTAAATTAGTAACTACTACTAATATGTTTGGAGATTGCATTAGATTAACAGACGTAACATTAAACATTCCATCATACACAAATCAAGAAGGTTCAATAAATCCTATATTTTCAAAATGTGGTGGAATTACTAATCTTACAGTAAACGGTGAGCTTAGAGCAGGATTATATCTATCAGCAAGTACCAATCTTACTACTGATTCTTTAATGTCTGTTATTAATGCATTAGTTGATTTAACAGGGGAGAATAGCAAAACTTTAACATTAGGAGCTACCAATCTGGCAAAATTATCAGATGAACAGAAAGCAATAGCTACTAATAAAAACTGGATATTAGCATAATGGAACATTTACATATTGAAACTAGCATATTTATAAAGTTATACTCTGATGAAGGATATTTTATTACCTCATATAAAGAAGGTGATGATATTAAAGAGTATAGTGCATCAACTATTTTATATTGCCCTTTAACCTTTGATATATCTATTTATAGGGTTATTGATGCAGAAACAAATGAAAGATATTTAAAAGAACAAGAGGAATCTTATAAAAATAAATAATATGGCAAACGAAACTGAAAAGACAATTCTTCCTTATCTTAATGTCCTTGAAGTCGAAACAATAGATAAGTCAAATGTGACTAAAGTTATTGTTATTGACAAGGATGATGAAGTTAAGGTTATGGATGGTTCTCAGTTAGCTACTAATAGCTATTTTGATCTTCAGGATAAACCTGAGATCAATAGTATTGAGTTAAATGGTAATATGACTTCAGAAGAGTTGGGATTAGCGTCATCTGAAGATATTGTTACTATTAATTCTGAGTTAGAGCAAATAAAGAGTACTATTCCAAGTGCTGAAAATATTGATAATCAGATAACTGAACGATTAGCTGATTATCCAACTAAAGAAGAGGTTACAACTGAAATTTCAGATGCAGTTGCCAATAAAGCTGATAAATCTGAGATACCAACAAAAACTTCACAATTAACTAATGATAGTGGGTTTATTAGTAGCTTAGATGGATATGCTACTGAAAAATGAGTTGAAGATAATTATCTTACAAAAGAAGCTACTGAAAGTGCAATAAATTCTAAACAGAATAAATTAAACCAAGGTGATGGTATAGTAATTGAAGAGAATACTATTTCTGCAGATTATAATACTATTCGTAACAAACCATCTTTAAATGGAACTGAATTATCTGGAGCAGCTTCAATCGTACCTGCCATTAATATTCAATCAGTCCCATCTAAAGTTACTTTAGCTCCTGTATTTGGTAATCAAACTGGAGAAGCAGTTGAACTTCCAATATATAATACAGAGACTAACCAAGCTGGTATTGTTAATGGCCCTCTATACGCACAATTAGCAGATAAATATACCAAAGCTGAAATTGATGCTTTAAATACAGCTATTAATAAAGAGATAGCTTCAAAACAGGGAACGCTTACAGCAGGAAAGAATATATCTATTATAGATAATGTAATCTCTGCTTTTGAGAATCATTTCTTACTTAATTTAGATGAGAATGATCCTGTAAGACAGAAACATATCTATGACTTTATTAGAACTAATCTGGACTTCTATTTATTCTGCCAGATTACATATAAAGGTGATATTATAGTTATTCCTGTTGCAACTATTGAACATCCTGAAACTATTGATTTATATGGCTATTATTTCCAAGATAATGGTGTATTAGTAGTTATTAATGCAATCTTAGTAAATAATGGTAATATGACTGTTAAAGTTACTGAGATTGATCTTATTAATAAAGGATATACTAAAGAAGAAGTAGATGCCAAACTTGAGGAAAAACAAGGAGTATTTGCTCCTCAAGCTCCATTAGCTTTTAATGAAGATAAGACTCAATTATCTGTAGATTTATCTACTTATGCAACTAATGATAAGGTTAATACATTAGAAACTTCTTTAGAAGGAAAAATAGATCTAAAACAAGATAAAGGAGATTATGCTTTAAAGAGTGATATTCCAACTAAAGTTAGTGAGCTTACTAATGATTCTAACTTTGTAACTGAAGCAGAGGTTTCTGGAGATTTAGCAGGTAAAGCAGATAAGACTTATGTTGATGAGCAGCTTGCTACTAAACAGCCTGTAGGAGATTATGCAACAAAAACAGAACTTGCTGGTAAAGCTGATTCTTCTGTGGTAGAATCTTTATCTACTCAAGTAGCAACTAATACTTCAGACATATCAATTATTAAAACAAAGCAAGAAGAAGATGGAAATAAGATTGATTCACTTGATAAAGAGATGGCTACTAAGCAAGATTTACTTGTAAGTGGAACTAATATCAAAACAATCAATAGTCAGTCTTTACTTGGAGAAGGTAATATAGAAATTGAAAGTGGTTCTAATATTCCATTTCTATTTATAAATTCCACTACTCATCTTTCTGGAGATTTCGCTGCTGTTAAGAATGCTATAGCTAATAAAACACCATTTGAGCTTTATTATGTAAATATTCTAGGTTATGGTGATATAGCAGCTCCAGAAGTATGTTTTGTTTCAGGAGAAAATATTCAAGCTACTTTCCATTTTGAAAGTACTACAGCTAATCATACTTTGGTTCAAACTACTATTACTCCAACTGGAGTATCAGCAGATACTAGTTATCATAGTTATCAAGAGCAATTAGTCTCTGGGACTAATATAAAGACTATTAATGGTGAAAGTATTTTAGGAGAAGGTAATCTCGAAATATCTGGAGGTGGAGGGACTACTGACTATACTCAGTTAACAAATAAACCTCAGATTAATTCTGTTGAGTTATCTGGCAATAAGAGTTTATCAGATTTAGGTATTCAGCCTGCTGGAAACTATATTGAAGCTGGAACTGGAACCCAACCTCAAATAAATACTATTACTGTTCTAACTCAATCAGAGTATGATGGTTTATCAACTAAAGATCCTAATACACAATATTTAATTGTAGAATAATATGAATATTAGAGATGATTTAAAAACATTTTATGTAGGTGACAGACAAGGTACTGCTATTTATGTCGGCAGTACCAAAGTCTGGCCTATCAATCCTTGTAATCCACAGATGGTTACAGTTGCTAATCCAGTTCCTCAAGGTACTACAATAGTTGATCCTTGCAGTTATGTATTTAGCAGTTATGATGGAACTATAAATGATATACAAAGGGATTGAATGGGTAGAGGATCTGGTTCTAATTCTACAGTAATTAGCTTCACTGCTGATTTAAGTGAATTAGCCCTTAATATAGATGGTGTACCTCTTTGTAGTATTATAGGTTCTGCTCAAACATATGCAGATGTAAAGTTAAATAGTGGAGATTTAAGTAGAAAAGGAGGGTTTTTTGACACATCTCATTTTGATCTAAATAACCAGGAGATTACTAATCTTAATGAAGCATATGGAAAATGGTCTAGTGAATCTCAATTTTGGGGTCAAACAATACATAGTGCTACTTTATCTAATGTTAAAATACCTACAACTACTAAAGAAGTAAGTGCAAATTATTTATTTATTGGAGTAAAAATAGATAATAATGATTTCTCTGTAATGAATAATTTTCAAAATCTTGTATTAGTAGATCCAAAATGGGCATTTGCAGATACAGCTGATGGAGCTACTAATATAGATAATATAACGATTAATATTCCCTTTAAAGGAGATTGTAATCATATGTTTCGTAGAGCATTATATCTAACAACTATTCCAAGTAATTTTACCTTTACTGGAATTACAGATATAAGCTATATGTTTAGTACTTGTAGTAGATTAACAGCTACACCAGAAATAGATTGTCATCTTGTTACAGATTGTACTAGTTTTGCTGCAAATTGTCCAGAATTAGTTACTGTAGGAGCTTTAAATGGATTAGGAGAGAGTTTAACTAAAGGAGGAATTCTTTATTTTGCACAATCTCCAAATCTATCTACGGATTCATTACAAACTATAGCAGAATCTATTGGCACAGCAGTAGCTTCTTATACAAGTATATCATTAAAATCTACTGCATATGATAAACTTACAAATGAACAGAAATCATTAATAGCTTCAAAGAATTGAAGTATAAATCGAGTTGCATAATTATGAAAATTGAAATTAAAGAAAAATATAAAGTAGTTAGTCCAGAAGAAGGTTATGTACTTACTAACTATAAAGAAGGAATGGATATTAAAACATATAGTTCATTTACCGAATGTATCTGTCCTTTAAGTTGCGATTTAGAGCATCTATCAGAAGTCTCTTTAGATAAAGATGCTGAATATAAAGAATTAGCTATTAAAGCTTCTAAAGAGTATGAGGAATCAATAAAAGTTAGATAATTATGATTATACTTAAGAATACTAAAAATACACAAACTTTCTATGTTAGTAAGAAATGTGGTATTGAATCTGGACAACTTCCTGTTGGTTCTTATACTAAGATTGAAGCAGATGAAAGATTCCAACCTAAAGGTAATTACATTTCTGAGGAGAAAGCAGAAGAGTTAATTAATACTAAAGTAACAGAAAGTATTGAAGATCAAGTTCCTCCTTTAGTAGATCAATCTATAGATGCTAAGCTTGTTCCAATTAATACAGAGATTACTAATCTTAAAGGGGAAGTTGAGGAGTTAGAAACTTCTAAGATGGAAGTATTCCAAGCTAATCAACCTCTATCTTTACATAGAAATGGAGAAGGTTTGCAACTATCTGTAGATTTAAGTAATTATGCAACTAAAGCAGAAATTCCTGATACTAGTGATTTTGCTACTAAAGAAGAGCTTACAACTGTAGAGAATAAGATTCCTGATGTATCTGGATTAGCTACTAAAGATGAAGTTGCACTTAAAGCAGATAAAAGTGAGTTATCAAACTATGTAACTACAGATGCATATAATACAAAGATGACAGAGTTAGATGGAGAAATCTCAGCAATTCAAGCTCAGATTGGTAATATTTCAACTACTCTTGATACAATTAATGGTGAGGTAATCTAATATGGCAAATACAATTTCTGATAAATTAACGTATCTTGAAGGTACTAAGAGTGCCATTAAAGATGCTATTGTAGCTAAAGGTGTTGCTGTATCAGATTCCGATACCTTTAGAAGCTATGCTGATAAGATAGGACAGATTTCTGGAGGTGGTGGAGGAAAGATTAATTTAAATGATTATGGATTAACATTTGCACATTCTAGTATGACACAAGAGCAATATAATAATATAGAATATTCTCTTCCAGATAATATAAATTATTGATTTGATGGGACTAATTTCATATCTACAATAGATATATCAAGTCATATTGATCTGTCTAAAGTATATAACGCATCATATGCCTTCCAAAACACATATAATATATATATTGATAATATAAGAACTAGTGTTGGGGATTCGTATGCATTTTCTGGATTTCAAGGCACACTAAATAATTTAGAATTAATTAATACCTTATCCTCTAGTTGAAATTATGCAGCAAGAACATTCTTTAATGCTTCTAATTTACCAACTACTTTAAAAGTGATAAATGAAGTTGATACTGGTGTATCATCTTTACAATTTTTCTTTTATTCTGTTAGCAGTAATGTTCCTGAAATTGAAGTTATTAATGGACAACTATCTTTATATAATTACTTTAGTTCATATAATGAGGGTGTTACAACAGTAGGAAAAATTAAATTAAATAATTGCACATTAACAGGAGATCTAAATAAAACTTCAATATGTGCATCTACTAATACTATTGTTACTTATTTTGGGGGTGTTGAAGGAGCTGATAAAAGTATGAATTTAGCAAATTTTAGAGCACTAAATAGTCAATCAGTAACTGATATTATTACAAATGTTAGTGATTTAACTGGAAAGGATACCAAAACTTTAACTTTTTATACTAACATTTATAATGCACTTACTGAAGAACAGAAATCATTAGCTACATCTAAAAACTGAACTTTAGCAAGTTCAAACTAATTGTCTATTTTTATTTTTTCTTAGTACTTTGAGTGAGTAAAAAACTTGACATTAAAGGAGGCTTAGGTCTCCTTTAATTATTTTAATACATTAGTAAATTGGTTTATATTTTAAGAAAAAGATATGTAAAACTAATGTAAATTGCTGTAAAATATGAATTATACTTTATTAATGCAAAATACAACTACTAAAGAAGTTTATACATTTAATCTTGAAAATCAGAATTATTCTGAGAATATCTACTATAAGTTTGATATTACACTTCAAGAAGGAATGAGAGACGGTGAATATCAATATATTTTATTTACTAATCCAAATAAATTTCAAGTTATAGTTGATGTAAACAATCCATTTAGATCAGAGTTATATGGCAATCCAGTTATTCTGGTTACATATAATAATACTCTTACTAATGGTACTCAGATATTAGTTGCTGGTAAACCAATACCTATATTGGGAACAGGATTAATAAGAATTGGAGATTATGAGAATAATAATTATCAATACGACAAACCTAATACATACGTAAGTTATGAGCGAAAATAAAACAAAAGTTCAGTTAAGTGCTATTGATCCATTTATTGCAAGTAATATCGTATTACCTACAGAAACTAAAGTGAGGGGAAAAGATTATGTAATGTGGGGAGAAGATAACAAATATCCATTATATCTATGGGATTTATATTTAAATGTTGCCACTCTCCAATCCATTATTAATGGTTCTGCTGACTTTATTGTTGGTAACGATGTTAAATGTAATGCTCCAGGATTTGAAGTAGTTGTAAACAAGAAAGGTGAAACAATAGTTGATATAATGAGAAAAATCACTATTGATAAGATGATATTTGGAGGTTATGCTATCCAAGTAATTAGAGATATGCTCGGAAGAGTTGCAGAGATATATCATATTGATTTTATGAATGTAAGGTCAAGCGAAAAGAATGATATATTATATTATGCAACTGATTGGACAGCTTGGTCTGTAAAAGCTATAAAATATCCAAAATTTGGAGATGGGGATGAAAATCCAGCTAGTATATTTTATAATAAAGGTTATATAACAAGAGGAGTATATCCTATTCCTGTTTATGGAGCTGCTATTTTATCTTGTGAAACTGAGAAAAATATTAATGAATTCCATTTAAATAACATCAATAATGGATTTATGGGTAATCTTATTATTAACTTTAATAATGGGGAACCTACAGATGAAATTAGAGAGGAGATTGAGAGGAATATTAATGAGAAGTTCTCTGGTTATCAGAATGCTGGCAGAATATTGATTTCATATAATGCAGATGAGGCAAATAAGACTACTATTGAAAGATTAGATTCTGATGATTTTGATGAGAAATATCAATCATTATCTGAGAGAACCAGAGATCAAATATTCTGTGCCTTCAGAGCTAATCCTAACTTATTTGGAATTAACTCAGATTCAACTGGTTTTAATGAGCAAGAATTTGAATCTTCATTCAAGCTTTATAATAGAACTATGATTAGACCTATTCAGAAAGAGATTTGTGATTCATTTGATAAGATCTTTGGAATGCAGAATTCAATCACAATTTCACCATTTAGCCTTAATGAAGCTGATACTAAACAAGTTGAATAATGGAAAATAATTATAGAAATGTACTATTAATATCTGAAGATTATATAAAATCAGAATCCAATTTAGACAATAATGTTTCTGGTAAATATCTTCAGTCAGCAATTAAACTTGCACAAGATATTGAGCTTCAGTCATTAATTGGAACTAAGCTCTTAGAAAAGATTCAGAAATTAGTAATTGATTGAAAAGATCCAAATAAACCAGTTCATCCAATAGAACCTCCTATTTATGATCCTACTTCAATAGATGACCCAGAAAATCATAGATATAAAGAATTGCTAGATTACTATATTCAGCCTTATTTACTTTATCAAGTATTAAGTGAGATTACTATACCCATCTCATTTAAGCTGAGTAATTTTGGGGTTATGAGGACTGATGATGAGAAAGATTTAACTTCTGATATTAATCAAGTTAATCTTATTAAGAAGTATTATAGAGATAAAGCAGATTTCTTTAAAACTAGATTGCAAAATTGGGTAATTACATATTATAATGATTTTCCTGAATTGTATTCTTATAAACCTCTTAAAGATATGTATCCAAATATGTATTCAAGTTCATCTTGCACTATTTGGTTAGGTGGAGCTAGAGGTAAAGGTTGGAGATATAATTCTTGTGAAGGTCCTCTGCAAAGAGCTTATGATTTCCCTTCAAGTGATAACAATAAAAAGAGTAAGTAAAATGACGTATTTTGAATTAATAAACAATTTAAAAGCTTGTGCTCTTGAAGAACCCAATATTAATTTTGTAGGAAGTAAGGATATATATGAACTTAATAGTATCCCAACTATTGAATATAATGTATTTTATATAACTCCAAATACATTTAATATGGATGAGGATACTATTACTTACTCTTTAAATCTCTATTTTATAGCAAGATGGGATGAGACTGATAATAATCAGCTTGAAGAGCAATCAGCTGGAATATTAGCATTAACTAATATAATTAACCGATTTAATAACCAATATCCAGAAGTTGATATTTCTTATCCTTTAATTTTTACTCCATTTTATCAGAAGTTCAAAGATATTTGCACTGGAGTATTTGTTAGAGTTGATTTAGCTGTAGACAACACTCTGGGTACTTGTTCTGATAATATGTAATGGAAAATAAATTAAACTGGTTTGGAAAGGTATTAGAATGAGTAGATAAATATGGACTGTGGAAAATAATTAAAGGTGGATTTGGATTTATATTTATTTCTTATGTAATAATTATAAGTACTAATCCAGGAATAATATATGATAAAGTTGTAAGTTATATAGAAACAGTTCATAATACTAATCAAGTAATACGACAAGAAGCGGATCTTAAGGTTAGATATATCCTTAAAGACCTTTTAAATGATACGAATGCAGATAGAGCTTGAGTTATTGAGTATCATAATGGCACTTCAGGATTAGGAGGATTACCATTCACTTATGGAATTATGAATAGTGAAGAAACAGAACCTGGAGTTGCTCCAGTTTCAAGTCACTATAAAGACTTCCTATTATCTGATTATTTATTTATATTGGAAACATCTAAAAAAGGAGGATGATTTGGAGATGTTGAAGATATAAAGGAATTAGATAGAAGAATGTATTATACATTTAAATCTAATGATGTTAATAAGATTGCAATATTCTATTTAAAATCAGAAGATAGAGATATTGGAATTTTAGGCTTATCTTATTGTGATAATGAGATGCCAGTTGATACTTGAGTAAAACTAAGAGATACAGGAATTAAAGTAAGTATAATTTTAAATAAATAAGTTATGAAATATTGGATGAAATATTTAATAGCAATAGTAATTATAATCTTAGTATTTTTAATGGTAAAAGTAATTCCATTTTGGATTACATTAGTACTCATAGCACTTGGTGCAGGATGTCATTTATTTTACCGTTATACTATGCTTAAAGATATTATTAAATAATGAAATATTTTACTATTAGTGAATTAACAAGATCTGATACAGCTTCTATTAAGAAGATAGATAATACTCCAAATAAAGAGATTACTGAACACCTTATAGAGTTAGTCGAGAAACTTTTAGACCCATTAAGAAGTGATTGGGCAGAGTATTGTGATGTTAATCGGTTGGGGAATCCAGCAATAAGTGTGAATTCAGGTTATAGATGTAATGAGCTTAATAAAGCTGTAGGAGGATCTTTGACATCTGCCCATCTAACAGGATATGCAGCAGATATAATTCCAAGTAACGGCCAAATGAAAGAATTTCAGGTTTGGATTACTGAAGCTATTGAAAAGTATGATTTTGATCAACTTATTTATGAGAAACCTAGAAATGGAATAGCTAGTTGAATTCATTTAGGACTGAAGAATAAAGAGGGTTTGCAGAGAAGACAGAAATTTACAATTATATAATTATGGACTCCAAATCAAGTAAACTGCTTCATAAGACAAAGAAGAAAGTAAGAAGTGAAGAATATTTAAAGTACCAAAGATATATAAGATCAAAGGATTTTAAGGCCATTAGAGAGCAAATATTATTGCGGGATAACTACCACTGCCAAACTTGTAACTGATGTGTTCAGGAAGGCGGAAATAGGTCTTTATCGGTACATCATAAGACGTATGAGAATTTATATAATGAGCAGGAACATTTGGAAGATTTAATAACATTATGTTCAGTTTGTCATAAAGCTATTCATTCATCGGTTAGTAATTATCAAAGATTTAAACAGAAATAGGAGGGTTTATGCCCTCCTATTTTCATTTATTCCATCATTTCAAATAATTTATCATCTTCTTTAGGTATTAAATCTCCTGTTTGTAAGTCTACTAAAAACTTACTATTTTCTGGTATTACATATACATAATACACTCCATTTATACATACTTTATAGGTTTGGTATTTCATATTAATCAGTATATGTTGCATTAGTAATTTCTGGTTTTGGCATTTCTTCTACTTCTTCCCAAACTAAACCTCTATTCTGGTTTTCTAGTTGAACTATTCTGTATTCTAGTTCTTCAAGCTTTTTAAATAAATGATCATCCATAATTAATCAAATTTAGAAATAAACATATAATCTTTATTTTTTAATACTTTGTCTATAATATCACCAAATCTTTTAGTAGCCTCTTTACATTCGAGCATTCATTTATCCAATTCTTTAATATACTCTTCTGTTTGTTTTATTGTTTCTTTAATATCACTTTCCATATCAC